CTTTAACCGCTTTCTTACCAGCCTTACCAATAGCAGTTACTCCAAATGTATCCCGAAGCTCAGATGGGGATTTCATTTTTCGGTCAAAAACAGTTCCTTTAAGGTTAATAAGTTTACCTCCTTGGGTTATTTCCATTAAATCTTCGCTGGGCATTACACTTAATCTAAAACCTCTATCCTTACCTAATGCGTTCATCATTTTTTTACTTTTTCCTCGTCCAATTCTTACTCTAATCGGGGCGTCATCTGAACTAACAATATTAGGACGTTTAACATTAATAGCTCCACCTTTTCTTAATTTTGATAATTGACCTTTAGATACTGATAAACCGTGTTCTATGTTATCGTGCATAATAATATTAGATGAGATAAAAAAAATATTTCTAAATGCCTAAATATATCTCTGAAAACATAGGGAAATCAGAGATATGTTAATTAAATAATTATCACATTATACTTCGTTGTTAGTTTGTTTTTTTAAAGCATATTTTTCACGATGTTTTTTATTAATCTCTTCTTTATTTGCTTCGTAATATTCTTTATTTTTAATGTCTAAAATTTGTTTATTATTTTCATAATACTTTTTAGCCATATTTTTATAATGTTCTTTTTTATTTCCTTTATATTCCTTATCATAATCTACTTTATTAAGTCCAGTTCCACAACAATATGAATTTAATGTTGCTTGTAATTCTAATCTAAAATGCTCTTCTCTCATACGAGATTGTAATAATGTTGTTCCTTCTTTCATTTCTTCTAAAATTACTATTCTCCAATTATCCCAACCTCCATTATCTCTAATAGTTTGATATATTTTTTGATTATATTTTTTACAATTTTCATTATTACAATTTGATTTATGATCCCATTTTCTATTTCTTATGTTACTTGTTGAACCAACGTAGAAATCAGTTACACTAACATCGTTACAAACTATCTTATAAATATAATATATCATAATTGTCTATTATTGTATATTATTGTATATATTTGTCTTTATATTGTTTCAATTTTATATTTATTATATACCAAACTTAGGCTAACCTTAAACCCGTGCGAACATCCACTGTTATCGTGCGCTCATACGAACAAAACACCATCAGATCTACTGTTTGTGCCAAACTTGACGCAATAGTTCCTAAAATTTGAACAGACTTAGCCACACCATACTCACTAGGAAGAGAACGTGATGCATTACCGTAGTAATATCTGTAAAGAGATTGGAAATCAGATTTACCAATTAAACCAGATGCCATAGAAGTTGTCAATCCACCATTCAATTGGTTAGACGCAGAAAGCTGTTGAATAAAATTCTCAAAATCGTATTGAAGTTGTGAAATAAATAAATTTTTTCCGGAAATTTGAATTTGAAAATTTTGAATTGACACCGGATCGGGAGATGCTGGAGTAGAGCAAAATGGTGACAAGATTGAAGCAGACCTAACACCATTAGCATAAACACCTCCAGCAGCAGCAGTTCCATTGGAAGCAACAGGCAAAAGACCCAACACCAAAACCGACTTAAGATTTGGAATACCTTGGGATACCAAAATGTTAAATGGGCTGTTAGTATTCTGTCCGGGGAAAGAAAATTGGAAAATGTCCTCGTATATAATTTTCTTAGTAGGAGAAAGTGCCAAATATCTTTGTTCCGCAAGAGGTGACATAACATAAGCGGGACAATATAAACGAACAGATGAAATAGGGCAAGCGGGAGCTCCAGCAGTCATCTGAGAAAACTGTTGACGAACAATTGACAAAGATACATTTGTAACGCAAGTTGATGCAGCAGTAGCATCAGTTTTAAGAGGAGTAAGATTAGCAGCACCTTGACCAAATCCATTAGAAGCAAACATAACTGGATTTGTCCCACCTCCACCTAGAATAACAGGTGAAGCAGTAAGAGCAAGTATAGGCTCGGCAGTAATCAGACCAGTAAGATCACCAAAAGTAGGAGAAGATTGAGTAACTTGGAAATAGCATTGATTTGTATTCAAGAAAATACGCATAGTAGCACCTTTCATCAAAGGAGTTTTACAAAAGAAATCGGCTACATCTTTCAATCTAATTACCGCATCAATCAAAAATGTGCGTCTATTAATTATATTCGCAACTGTATATGATCTAAAGACAGCATCACACTGAGCAGCTGCCATAAGAATACCTTGATCAGTAGAAGAACCAACATTACCAACATTTACTACAGGATTATAGTTAATAGCATTTTGACGGCAAAACAAACCCTCATTCCAAGCTTGTTTAACATCAACAGAAGTTTGTGTTGCTCTAGTGCTAAGATTGTAAGCTACACTATTAGTTCCTAAATTAAGAAGAGCAGGAGCACCAATAACAGTAAATACACTAATAGATACATAAGGAGCATTTCTGTTGTTAGTAAGACCATTTCCAGAAGCACCTAATTGTAATGTTGCCGCTGCGTTAGGAGCAGCAGTAAGATATGCCCAAGATTTTGAACCATCGGGACAAAAACCAGTCACATCGGACCAATTTTTTAAATCTTCTTGTGACCAAGATGTAATATTCTTAAAGTTACAGAAAACATTTGTGAACGGTGTTTGGGAAATAATATTGGAATTGTTCATTTCCACCGTCATGGAATGAATAATATTCCAGTAACCGGATTTAAGTGCAGCAACATAGTCTAAAGGGGTAGTTACAGCAACATTTCCTAAACTTGATGTAAAATCCAACTGGAGTTGTAATGGAATGAGAATGAAACTCTCCGACCAATTTAGATAGCTTCCGCTGTTGGAGAGAGGGGTCGAATCCAAAACGACTTGTGACGAATACGAGCCGTTGTTGTTATCATTTATATATAAAAATTGTTTATCAACAAATTCGCTAACAGAAACTTCTGAGGCGATAGATTCTTCAAACACTATTGAATCGGACATAGTATATAATATAGAATTAGAAAAAAATTTTATATTATAATTGCCTAAATATAATTATTCAAAAGTAATATATTTTTTGGGGGCATAGGCTCTTTTAATACGAACATTTTGTAATATACGTGATGGCTTCATACTTCCTAAACTTTCATCAAATACAGCAGAACTAATCCCATTGCCCATAGTTCTACGAAATGAGTGAATAGTTTTTAATCCTTTCCCATACATAGTAGAATAACCTACTCCAAAAGTGTTTTTCTTAATATGAACTATTCTCATAATACTATATATATATAAAAAAATATCTCTAAATGTATTTGTTAGTTTGTTAGTTACTTAGATATTAATTATCAAGTTAAAATCCTAAATTATCATTGGGATCACTTACTACGAGTTGTATAATCATATTGGGGTCTTGTATAGCAACGTGTCTAAAATTTTGGTCGATAAACTGAACGTTAAAACGATTATACATTCCAGAATAAACATCTATGAATACATATTGATTAGGGGCAACCGTAAATTGCTCGCCGATTGTGCCTTGCGGTGCAAATGAATATATTAAATTATTGGGGACAGCAAAATCGTTATTAATTAATGAACAGGTTAAAATAAAACTTGAAAGAGGTGTTACTTGAGGAACTATTGTTGATACAAATTGTTGATCCGATGTAAAAGCCGGTGTCTGTGTCTGAGCCGGCGGGACGCCAGCGATAACTGAGTTAGGATATGTTCCAGGAGCAAAACCGATTACTAAACCAAAATTACTTGTTGCCGATGGAGGCACCGTTAGTTCGGGGACAATAAAATTTGTAGGTAATACCCAAGTTGGAGCAGCAGGTAAAATCCATACATTTGCAGCAGCTACAGCTACACTAATACCAAAACAATTTAATTCAACCGCATAAAGAGTTGGATTTATACCTAAAGTCATTAGATATACAAAATCACCCGCAGATGATACTAAATAATGTCCGTTTTGAACCATAACAAAATGGAGATAATTATTTAATGCCGGGATATCATAGAAACCATCGGGGATCAATACATTATTAACGGTTCCATCTACCCATACATAAGAAAAAGAATTATTTTTATTAAGAGCTGTAATGTTGAATGTAGAATAATACATTTGTAAACTTGCTAAAGCTAATTTCTGACCTTTTTTTAGTGTAATACCACCACCAATAAATTCATAAGAAAGGATACTATTGTTAGTTCCAGCAACTATATTTGAGCTATTTAATATCAACGTGCGCATCGTTTATATACAATAAGAATATAAAATAATATTATACCTTTACTAAATTAATTATACTAACAAATATAATTAGATATCACTTTAAATCAATTAAATTAAAACTATTTAGAGAAATTATTATATTATGTTATATTATAATGACCGAAATTACTGAACTGACTGAATCAGAACAAAAACTATCCGAATTGGAACAAAAACACCAACAGTATGTATCTGATATGATAAGTTATAAACATTTATACGACGATAACCGCACTAATGATTATTATTTGTTTTTATATTTAGCAAGTATTATGAATTTTATTGAAAGTCATAACGATGGTTGCCTTACTGTTTTAGGGATGAAATCGTTGCAAATGGATATTAGTTATATTATAGAGGAGTTAAATTTAGGTCAAACTTTAGATCAACGAGATTTGGTAAGATTAAGTTTAAATGTTTTAGCAAGTTACGCTACTTGTGTGTTAGTTACTGGAATGTTTGAATTTAGCAAAGAATCACCATCTTTTTTTGAGGTTAACCCATTTCCATTAAATATTCGTGATGATTTTGAGTTTTTACAAAATAAGGCTTTAGAAATGATGCCACAATTGAAACAAATTTTAGATCTATATACTCCTAAACTTGATGCAAAACATAGAAAGGTATTTAATGAGGAAAAGGTTAAGGGATTTGTTAAACACATATTCAACGATGTAGCAATTCGTATTGGTTCAGCTGGTATTCCAGATAGTCTTAGATATGCTAAACAAATGAATTAGAACATCTAGCCATAATTAATTGTTTAATTAAGATATAATATTATTTTCTATTATAATATTATATGACAGATTTGAAAACTTATATTCAAAAGAAACGTCCCGCTTTGTCTGCTGGTTCACTCACTACTTATACAAGCATATTAAGAAGTCTTCATAAGAAAATATGGGGTGGTGAAATAGATTTGAAAAACTTTGATGATAGTAAAAAGGTAATAGAATACTTGAAAAATTTAGAACCAAATAAACGTAAAACATTGCTCAGTGCCTTAGTTGTTATTACCGATGACGGGGATTATCGTAAGCTAATGATGAGTGATGTTAGTGATTATAATAAACAAATTAATAAGCAGGAAAAAAGCGAAAACCAAAAACAAAGCTGGGTTGATACAAACGACGTTAAACTCATATACGATAACTTAAAACGAAATGCTGATTTATTATACAAAAAAGGTAGCCATACTTCAAGTGAATTACAACAAATCCAAAATTTTATTATATTAGCATTAATGAGCGGAATTTTTATACCACCCCGCAGAAGTTTAGACTATTGTGAGTTTAAAATCCGTAATGTTGATCGTGAGAAAGATAATTATTTAGATAAGAATAAACTTGTATTTAACCGTTACAAAACATTTAAAACGTATGGAACTCAAGAGGTAGTAATACCAGTCCAGCTTCGTAATATTTTAAATAAATGGAGTAAAATTAACCCTAGCGAATACCTATTAATAGATACAAATGGAAATAAGTTAAATAGTGTGAAGCTCAATCAACGGCTAAATAGTATATTTGGTGGTAAAAAGGTTGCAACAAATCAACTTCGCCACACCTTCCTTACAGATAAATATGCTGAAACCAGTAAGAAAAATAAAGAAATGGAAGAAGATTTAAAAGATATGGCAACAAACGTGCCCAAATCATACATAAAATTAGATTAAATATATAATTGAAATGATTTAAAGACAATAACATATAATAACATATAAAAACATAATGCCAATTAATTATCAAAATGGAAAAATATATAAAATATATTCTTATGAAAATGATGATATATATTATGGTTCAACTTGCGAAACATTAAGTAGACGCTTGGCAGGACATAAAAGAAATTTTAAAAAATATAAAGAAGGTAATTATTCTTATACAAGGTCATTTAAAATTTTAGAATATGAAAGTGCTAAAATAGAATTGGTAGAAAATTTTTGTTGTAACTCAAAAGAGGAACTATTACAACGAGAGGGTTATTATATTCGTAATAATAATTGTGTTAATAAAAATATAGCAGGTAGAACTAAAAAAGAATGGGAAGAAGAAAATAAACAATATATTAAAATACTACAAAAAGATTATTATGATGAAAATAAAGAACAAATTAAAGAACAACATAAAAAATATTATGAGCAACATAAAGAACATATAAAAGAACAAACTAAAGAATACTGTGAAAAAAATAAAGAATATATTAAAGAATGGAAAAAACAATATCGTGAGCAAAACCGTAATGAAATTAATGAAAGACAAAGACAAAAACGAAAAGAAATAAAAGAACAAGCATTAATGTTAAAAGAAGATACTAACATAAATATTTAATAATATGATAATATATAGTAATGAATATTTTATCATATGATTTTATACAAACAAGAAAAGATGTATGGACTGAGTTACTACGATTAAATCCAATTGATAAAGATGCTATAGTGCTTGAGCCTTTTGCAGGTCAAAAAAGCTTATACAATCAAGTAGAAACTAATAAAAAATATTATTGCGAAATTGAAGAAAAAAAAGATATTTTTGATTTTGAGCATAAAGATGAGATTACATGCATTATAACGAACCCACCCTTCAGGTCATTTATTCCCAATAAGAAAGGAGAAATGGTATACAAGAATGCTATATTTTTTTTCTTAGATTATTTCACTTTAAACTACAAAAATTTAAATACTTTAGGTTTTTTAATTAATGCTACGGGATTTAACGCTTTAACACCATATAGACTAGCAAAATTAGCAAAACAAGGGTTTACTATTAGTGCTATAACTATATTAAATACGAACTGGTGGTATGGCACTTACTACTATATAGTGTTTAGAAAAGATTATACTAACAAAACAGATATTCATATTATACCAAAAACCTTTATGAAATAATTTGTTAGTATATAATAATGAGTAAGTGGATTTCACACGTAAAAGATTATTGTAGCAAAAATAATATTAGTTATGCAACAGCATTAAAAGATCCAGAATGTTCCAAATCATATAAAGAGGTTAATGGTGGAGCATTAAAGGGATTAAATAAAAATAAAGAAATAGACATATTGAATTATTCTGATCCCGATAGAGTATGGGATAATGCTATAAAGTATTTGAAAAAAAATATTGTAATGGGATTATCAACTAAGAAGACTAAAAAGTATATGGTTCAACGTCCAGATGGAAAATGGGTTCATTTTGGAGAAATGGGTTACGAAGATTTCACTAAACATAAAGATAATAAACGTAGATTAGCGTATTTAAAACGAACTGAAAATATTAAGGGTGATTGGAAATCAGATAAATTTTCAGCAAATAATTTAGCAAGAAACATTTTATGGAAATAATAAATATATAGATATATTTTTTATATTTATATATATCAAGAATGCCAAATCGTTGGGTAGATCACGTAAAGAGTTTCGCAGCTCAAAATAATTTATCTTATGCTTGTGCTTTAAGCACTCCAGATTGTAAAGAAACATACAGAGCTAAGTATGGTGTAACTAAGAAACTAACAAAGAAACAGAATATTGAAAAGATGGGAGCTGAGGATAAGGACGCACCAAATATTCAACTTATAATTAAAGAAAAAAGGAAACCAAAACGGGGTCCAAAACAATTTAATATTGAAGAAAATGTAGCACCAAAAGAACCAGCACCAGCAAAAGCAAAAACTCAATTTCAAAAAATTACTATTGACAAAAAGAAATATTATTTAGATCCACGTGATAATGTTTTATATGAGTCTGTTGATAATTATAAGAAAGGCATAAAAGTAGGTATTTGGAATGCTAAAACAAAAACTATTCAAAAAAAACAATCTAAAAAGATTGAAAGAAATATGATGGAAGCCGAAGATATTAGAAGTAAAATGGTTGCAACGCAAGAGAAAAAAAAGAAAGTTTTAGCATCATTACCTAAACCAAAAGCAGAACCAGAACCAGAACCAGCACCTAAAAAAGTAACTGTTAAAAGATTTACCCATAAAGGTGTAGAATATTTTAAAGCGGTAGATACAAATATATTATATGATAGTAAAACAAAAGAAGAAATTGGTGTTTGGGATCCCGTTACAGAAACTATTGATTATGAGGAAGATAGTGAAGATGACGAAGATGATGAAGATGAAGAATACAATATAGTCAAAAAAATATTAATGGAGTTAGATAGAAAAGAAGGAAGATATGGTAATGATACTGACCCTTTTGGATTTATAAAAGATTATATAATTAATCCTAAAAAAGAAGGTAAAACAAAAAAAAAAATAGTAGAGACAGCATACAAAAGATTTCAAGAATATCCAAATACAAATTACGATATATTACATAGTGTAGTAATGAAACCATTATTTTTAAAATTAAAAAAAATAGTAGAGACAGCGAAACAAATTAAAGAAATGAAATTTAGGCAACAAACATTAGATTTACCAGACGATATGAAACGAGAGATATTAGGGTTTTTACCAAAAAATATGAATATTTCAGTAAAACCAATTTATTTAAAATCTAAATGGGGAATAGCAGGATCAAGACCTTATACAGCATACTTAAATACAGATGGAAATTTGGTTGGAAAACCAGTATATCGTTTTGGAGAAGATGAAAAAGGAAATGTATATATAATAGAAGTCGGAACATTTAAAAGTGATACTCTCCAAGTTAGAGGTA